GCAGGGACGTTTGTCCCTGCTCATCTGAAAATTCGCCGGATGGCGCTTCTCAGATGGGAGTGCCTCTAGTGGCTCGCATCTGGGGAGTGATCCCTACGTAAAATTTGGACGTGCGTAGACTTAGTAGGAGGGAGGATGACCTAGCCTTAGTCGTTTAGGGCGCCAGGGGGAAAGGGCTGACACCCCTAAACCTTGGAGGGAAAGTACCTCTTCTAGTTTATGTACGGCAGGTAATTTATCGGTCGATCCCTTATCGTAGCATTCTCGAGTAATCGAGAGGGGGCTATTGGTAGCGGTGAGATAAGGTAAATTAAGCCTGATTAGACCTCATCTAAAGCCTTCCAAGGCTGGCTGCGGCCCCCATCCGGGGAAACCGAAGTTTAAGAGACGATTCTAATGAATAACAAAAGAACTTAACTGTCTTCAACATTAACTCAACTAAACGAGTGTCTAGTCGAGCATGGAGTCGACTGCTAAGCTCTTTTGCGTCCCTTAATGCCATGCTCAAGGTAAAACTTGGGCGACCAGCGGTGTCACCAATACTTTGTATGGTGTCACTTCTGGGACGAAGAGTTAATCTATCGGTTGTTAAAGTTCTCCTTACCACACTCGCTACCATGTACCGTTTGAGACGTTCTGGAGGAAACAAGTTTTTAATAATTTATTTAAAAGCCTGCTACTCCCTTCTCCAACAATATATTGGTGGTCAGAGACTACACGACCTAACTCCATTCGGAGTTAGAGTCGGTCGAACGCACTCTGGTTGTCCTTCTATAATCCCGGCTATTCATCGCCAGAGGATTCGTGCAGGAGATATTTGGTATATTCGGTTTTGGCTCACGATCTTCGCTCTTTATAGAGTGTTGGATTGTAAGTTAAGCCCGAATCTATCGACTATCTCCGACGGAAGCTCGATGGAGCCCCAATTGCTATGGGAATTTAGTCAATTCCTTCAGACTCACTTCTTACTGTCCTTATCTAGATTTCGGAAATCTATTATGAGTACGGTAAGACTTGGGGATTGGTCTCCATTAAACTTCTTGAAGAGGCTCGAAGCTAAGCCTTTTATGATTTCCAAAAGTTCCCCTGCGATTTGAGGTGGAAACGTACCCGGTGGCGCTCAGTCGACATCGCCCGCTACTCTTCTGGCTAGTGCCCACGCTTGGTTTATTTCACCCCTTTTTCCTTTATTAAGGAACTGGTGTGAAATGACCAAGTCTAATTGGATCATTAACCGGATTGAGCAGTGGGGCCAGCGTCTTTGGGTTTGGGAGGATTCCCTACCCTTAGGTCCTGGGTCTCCTGGGTGTCCATTCGAGGCAACGAACCACCTTGGTCGCTTGGGATTCAAAGAGGAACCCGCAGGTAAGCTTCGAGTCTTTGCCATGGTGGATCCATTTACTCAGTGGCTGTTTCACGGGTTACATAGCACCGTGTTTCAGTTGCTTTCATTAATTCGGCAAGACGGTACCTTCGATCAATTAAAGCCTATTCATCGCTTGATTGCCTGGAAAAATCGGACCGAGTCTCAAACTCGATTTCGGATTTCCTTGCACTCATTTGATTTATCGGCAGCGACTGATCGGATACCTATCGTCTTACAGAAAACCCTTCTGGCCCCCTTCCTTACAAGTTGGGGGGCTGAATTATGGGGGTCCCTATTGATTGGCCGGAAATACCATTGCGGAAGAACTTATTCTTCTGCGTTTGAAGGAAAGAAATATTCCTTCAAATTAGCAGAGAATGGTTATCTCGTATATGGCACCGGTCAACCGATGGGTGCCCTGAGTTCGTGGGCTATGCTGGCATTCATCCATCATGCGTTCGTTCAGTACTCTGCTTTTCTAGCAGGTAAGGTGAGGTTAGGGACAGGTTGGTTCGCAGGCTACGCCATCCTGGGGGATGACGTAGTCATAGCAAGTCGATCTGTAGCCAAGCAGTACGAGCAATTAATGCATCGTATGGGTGTAGGAATCGGAGCTCATAAATCTATGATTTCCGGTTCAGGCTCAACTCTAGAATTTGCGAAGCGTACATTCCATAATGGAGTGGACGTTTCTCCAATTTCCTTCCGGGAGTTTGTTGTAGGTCGGCAATCCTTTGCCGGTCTCCTCGAACTTATTCGGAAGTATTCATTATCTCTAGGGCAGACGATGTCGGTCTTAGGATATGGATATAGGGCGAAGGCATCTGCATCCCAGCGATTGCATTTAATTTCCAAACGGTTGCGTAACTACATTTTGTCTTACTATGGTCCCGCAGGTCCTGCCTATAAAGGGTTAGCGTTTTGGTTACCGATGAAATCGGTGTCATCTCGCTATAACTTTATAGATCGGATCGAAAGTCTCGTTTTACGATTCTTTCAGAATGAGATTCAACTCATTCTGTCAAAGCTAGACGATTTGTCTCCTTTATTAAAGGAGGCTTATCGTTTAGGGACCGTAAAACGGGATCGGGAGCACTATATGTCTCAACCTCGTTCTACTAAAGCTGCCTGGGCAGAGGTACTGCCGTCCCCTGTGACAGGGGGCCGTCAGGATTCCCACCCCGGGATCGAGAGAACAACTCCGTTGTTCATCATCGATTCTCTTAATGAGACAGTGTATAGAGAACGATTTCTTGATTCGTATATTGCTGCACGGGACCTACGAGCTAGACTCGAAGAAATCATCCTAACATCTCTTGACTGGGGTGTTATGGAAGAACTCTGGGCTCAGTTTCATGATATTGAGACTGAGCTTGGGGCGTTACCACTTCCTCGAAATATTCATAAGACACCTAGAGATAATATCCCTAAGGATCAGATGGGTCTTTTGAAGAAGTGGTACCGTTACTCGAGCTTGTTCCGACAATCCGGTATCCCAGCTGGATTCGTATAGGGAAATACTATGCGGAGGCGATGTCGCCCCTCTAATAACCCCGCGCTCGGGGTAGCATAGAATTCCCTGTACGACGAGATGGTGGCCTACCCAAGACGCTTCGTGCCGCCCGGGGTAAGACCCTTAGGAAGTGTGTGTTACAGTCGTCCGTAGCGCTCCTTTGGGCACCCAGCAACAGCTGAAGGTGAACCCTATGAGTTTGAGAGGATACGGGGATCCTCTCATCTCCTATTAAGGGGGCTAGGAAGGTAATGACTTTAATAGAGTCGTAACAATGGGCGAGCAGACGGCGGTTAAGGATTCGTCCTGAGACTGATTAGGTCTGAAGGCTATTGATTATTTTCTCCTAGTTTCTCTTATGTGGAGGTCTTGGGAGTCAATAGGCTGCTCGGGTCACAAGGAGGGGGAGTGAGGAGGAATTCTCACTTCCCTCAGGTTTTCAAGACCTAAAGGAGGTCTTGGACTCTGATGGTTCCTTGTGATTCGGTTGCATGGAGGGCTCTATCTCGTCTAACCCAGTGATTTCTTCGTCATTCCCGGGGCCCCATTGGAGGGGTATACCTCGGGAACAACATTTTTGAAACGCATTTGAGCGTAGCGGGGGCGGGAAGTAGCCTGTGCTAGTCAATTAGCATAGGTGGGGGCCCGTCCTCGGTCCCGGCTTG